ATGGTAGCAGACACTACACCTATGATGCAAGGGTCTGAGTCAGGCCCCATGAACTTGGGTGGCGAGGATATGCCGTTCAAGCATGCTATTCCTAAGAATAGCCATTTCGCCTATATGGAGAAGGCGGAAGTTGACATACTAGGGTGTCACGCTGGTAGAAAGCGACGATACACTAGTATGGTGCAACCAACAGACTACAGTGACGATATAGCAGAATTGTTTGGTGTTGATAGGAAACACGGTAAACCTGCTTTGATCAATCACTGGTATCCAGCCCGGTTGTGGGCTGAGTCCTGTGCTAATAGTAAACCAGTTCACATGACTTATCTTAAGAAGGCCTATCAGAACTATATGGAGAGGATCTTTGGCTTCTTAAAAGAAGAACACAAGAGTGAAATCTGTGTGTTGGAAGATATAGTCAACACTTCTGGACTTGATGGATGTCGAGGTCTTCAGAAGATGAACTATAATGCTAGTGCAGGCATACCCTATGGTAAGCCAAAGAAGAATTATGTGAAGGAGTCACTTGATTTCTTTGATGGTATAACAGTGCCATATGAGCTCACAGATGAGATGCGGAAAGATGTTGAGGAATTAGAGAACATCTATAAGCAAGGATTGAGGGGCTACGCACCACACAGGGCTAACAGGAAAGATGAAGCCATAAAGCTGGAGAAGGCTAAGGTTCGCATCTTTAGTGGAACAAACATGCCATATTTGTTTCTCATGAGGAAGTATTTTCTCACCCTGAGTGTATTCATGCAGAAGTATCCTGAGATATTTGAGAGTGCTGTGGGTATCAACCCATATAGCGCTGAGTGGACTGCACTATATGAATACATTACCAAGTTTGGCAAGGAGCGCACTATAGCTGGCGATTATGAGAAGTATGACCAGTTTGTGCATTCCATGATGACATATGCTGCTTTCAAGATATTGATAAGAATAGCAGAATGGGCAGGTTATGACGAAGAGGATTTGATCGTCATGAGAGGCTTGGCCACTGACACTTGTAATCCAGTCTATGAGTTAGATGGGTTGTGGTTGAAAGTCGGTGGTTCTAGCCCTTCAGGCCATGCTCTCACAGTTGTCATCAATGGCATAGTAAACAGTTTGTATGCGCGGGTAGCTTATTACAAGAAGCTCGGATACACTGATGACAAGGCTTGGACAGCTACAGAATTGGAGTTAATAGACTTCAATAAGAATGTGGCACTGATGACATATGGTGATGATAATGTCATGACGGTGCACGAGAGAGCTGAGTTTTTCAATCATTGTACATATCAGGAGGCCTTAAGAGATTATGGTCTGAATTATACTATGGCAGACAAGACTGCTGAATCTGTG